TTTGTCGCCATTTTGTCGCCGGGGTCAAAAGCCCATTTCTTGCTTAAATAAATCCTTTACGATTTCAGCAAGGGTCATGCATTCACTCATACGCATCCCCGCTTGTATGAAGCTCACATCATACCTGCCATCAGCATCATCAAGCGCGACAATCATAATTTTCTTACCTTCAGCAAATGCACCTTCGGTTGACTGTTTCGCATCATCAAGAGCTTGAGCCGGTGAACGTAATGTGCCATAGCCAGTCGCTTCGGATAAACTGATAAGATTACCCATTACAGCTACACCACAAATGCTCTCTGTTCATTTTCACAAAGTGATCACAAAAGCCATCGCCGCCAATGTACTTCGCCAGGCAACTTGTAATGCTAACCATTTCATCTTGTGAAAAAGAACCTCCGAACGGATTTCTCTCATTCACTTCCAATGCAGCACGAGCTGGACAGCGAACATGAAGACATGCATGGGTCCCATTTTGTTTTTGAATTTCAATAATCGGCATTATTTTCAATCTTCGCGATTTTTTCTTTGCCCCTGTGCCATGCTGTGATGCCGAGTATTGCTCCTGGAACGCCAAAGAGCGTTGTGAATGATGTCACAAGTTGAGGGATCATATTCAATGCCGATGGCTTACCTTCCATCACAGCCTGATAAGCCAAATAGCAACAAAGCACAGAAACACACAAGAAAGCCAAGCCTGAAACAAAACCCCAAAACGGTCGCCATGCCCATTGCGGCCAGTGCTCAGACTTACCCTCATCGCGCATCGTCTGATTGATCGTTTCAATGCGTTGCGTGCCTGCCGACAATGACAACGCTTGCAGCTTTTCGCTGTGATTCGCTTCAATTTGTTTGATTTTGATAATCGCATCAGGATTGTCTTTCAACTCTTTCAGAATTGCATCAGGGTTATTTTCAACACCCAGAGCAGATGAAATCATTGAACCAATCGCAGTACCAGCCGGGCCACCTAGCAAGGTTCCGACCATCGGAGCTGCTGAACCGATTACATTTTTTACTTCATTCCAAACATTCATACCGATACTTCCAGCGTGAATTCGTCAGGCAGTATAGATTCAAGCATGCTGTATGCAGCACCAGACGCGAGCACAGCCGGTTCATTATTAAGAATACCGAACCTCTGCCCTACGATAATGCATCCTTCAGTGTCATTTGCCGTGTTGCCTTTGTGGATCAAAATATGTGATCTTCCGGGAACATCTTTAACCTGCCATGTGCTACCGAAATGATGAGAGTCTGTCCTTGCAACTCGATATTTGCCGGCAGGGATGCATGATTTTCCAACCGTATTATCAAGCCACGGTCGCTCAATCGTTACGCACAGCGGAAGACCCTTGATAGACAAGACACCGAAAGTTCGGTCATTGTCGCCTACTACTCTTTTCAATTTAACTAAATCACTCATGATGCCTCCTGTCCTTTTGTGTTATCATAAGTGATCAGGGAGTTATGTCTGAGCAGTCAAAGAAAAGTTTTTATGAGTGCACCAAATGCTGCGCCAGTAATAATCAGCAGCACGCGTATCAACAGTTCATTAGCAACAGCTTTTTCGACATTACGCAAACGATTTTCATGATCTTCATCCACTTTGTCGCCGTGATTAATTCGAATATCTAATTGCACAAGATGTTCAATCGCATTCACGATCTTTTCAACGTGTTCATCGATTTTATCAAGCCTGGATTCAATTCCTTTAACTCTATCTTCCATCACTGGAATGCCCTAAAGGAGACATTGCTGAGCGATAAGAATGCTGAATTTGTGACAGATGCATAAACATTGCCAGCACCATCAACATCGATTCTGCCGACCCCGGATAAAGTTGCTCCATAAAAAATCAACTGATTATTTGGTCTAAAGCCTGCCGGTAATATACCTATCAAGCTGCCCGACGTGCCCCCCTTTATTAGTCCTGAGAGGCTGACGATGTTCGTGTTCGAGTCTTTGTAATAAAACGCGCCGTCCCATGTGCTTCCACCCGCTGCCCCGTAATTAGCCCAGGGAGCTTGCAGAGCAAGAGCTGTAGGCGCAGGCAGAGCAGCCAAGCCGCCGCCACCACCGCCACCGGTTTCAGGACTCCAAGAGCCATCGCCGTGCAAAATATCTGTTGGATTAGCTGCACCAGCACCGGCCGGGAGCTGTTGAATTTCACCCGCCGGGGTTATTTTCGGTACGACAACATCAAGATCGGAAGTGTGAATAGCAGCGGCATCGGTCGAACTTTGCGTGCTCCACGTTCCATCCGCATGCAGCACATCTGTAGCTTGAGCAGCTTTCGCACCTTTCGCCAGTTGTGATATTTCATTGTTAGCATCAACAGCGGGAGTTTTTACGCCAAGGTCATCAACTTGAACAAGCTGAGCATCTAGCTCAGCCCCGGTTATTGGTTGCCCGTTTGCTTCGCGCTGGGCAAAAGGTATCTTGGCCATTTATGCTCCCCACAAGGTCATATTTAGTCTCTGTCTATCCCAGTGGGTATCTTTTGCCATCATTATCATTCGATGTGGCCCAGGATCGCCGCCGGGTAGCTCATTGCTTTCAAACATTACAAGATCGCCCGGCTCTAAACGAAGCAGTCGCATGTTAGATTCACATTGAATAATTCGCCGACCATCTTTATGCCGTGCAAGATAGTCGCTCGAAATCAAATCAAGCTCAGACAACGGTACATTCCATTTGTCGCGAAATTCGTTCATCACAACAACTTTGTAATCATCAATTGACTGCGCATCAAAAACAGCTTCACCATCTGCGAAATTGGAAGTGTTATTTCCCAGACCGTCCCAGGCTGTCAGCGTTATTGCCCCGTTTTTCAAATCTGACCAGCCGCGCTTGTAGTGAACTTTTTCAGAGATGTCGCTGTCTGTAATAATCTCAATCGGCATATCAGTCGAAAGAGGTTCGACAACAAGTGAGATTTTTCCTTTTCGCATAACAAATTGAGCTTCAAGAATGTAAGCAAGCTCAGCCAGCATGGCATCAGCAGATGTTGGCTTTTCTATAATGCGACTCGCAGTACGATTCGGAAAACGAGTTTTGGCATTCACGATTGAATCAAGATCGATTCTGTTTGTCTGCACGTTTATTCTGTTTGTAAATATATCGATAATTATATCTGCGACATGCCATTCGACTCCGCCATTTGTTCCTGACGTGTAATCAACAGGCATCCAGATCGCGCCGGTTTTCTTCCATGTTACATTATCAGAACCGGGCAAGATATTTGTGTTCGCGACAAGGGCAGACCATGCCGAAGTCCCGGAAATGATAGTGTCACCGATTTTGTAAGCTTTCGTGCCTGACCAAGATGGGTGCTTAACATTCGGGATTTTCACATCTTTCAAGTCAAGCGGGTCTTGAATGATAAGTGTGTATTTCCCTGACGCGTATGACATATCAAGAACAGTTCCCGCGTAAACATCAACAGACGATTCAATGTCAGCATAACCAAATCGAATAACAACTTCAGCACCTAGAAGCTTTTTAGACATCAGGGCATCAATATGACGATCAGCAACAAAAGTGGCAGTCGCTTTACCAACCATGCTTGTTGCGATTTTGGTTTTTAGCTGAGCAGGTGATATGCGAACATCAGCCAGAGCTTTCACACCACCTTTTCTCAGCCGCTTGTATGTTTTCGGCATCAAGGGAAGCTGCCAAGGCATCGGAAATGCTGTGTAATATTCAGTACCAAGCGTTGTCGAATGAGTCCCAATTACAACAGGAGAAAGCCTAAAACCCACACCAACTTTACCGATTTCAGGTGCTATATCATTAGATGAATTGGAAGTAAGTTCGATTTTTATTTTCCAATACCTGTCAGCAGGTAGCGTTTGAGTTTGCGCAAAAATCGTATCATACGTTCCGAAAAACGTCAGATTTGCAGTACCCGCCGCCGCTGCAACTACAGGATCAGCAGTATGCCACAGCGATAGCTTAGCAGTAGTGCCAGCCGGAACTATGTCGATAAGCTCAATTGCACCATCAGTGATTGGAACTTGATTAACATCAAGAGAACGCACAAGCGAACCGGCATCAGCATAGCCCTCATTCCCGCCAAGAGAAAAACCATCCTGACCGCTGACACGGATATGCCATGGCGATTTCAGTACAGTAAAAGCACCCACCGAAATTGTAGCAGCATATGTAGCCACGCCGCCCTGAGCACCGCCCATGGCATGAATATCCGGTTTACTGTACCCAACTTCAAGAGAGTACGACCGGGAGCGAATTAGTGAAGCTCCAAAGCCGACAACAGTAATAGAACTCCAGTCCGACACATTCACCGAAAATGTTATTTGTTTTCCAATCTGATTGCCTTTTTCATCAAGAAAACGGGCATACCAACCAGGAAAAATATTGCCCGAATGTTTGGCTAATATGACAAGCTTATTTGCAACGATTGTCGCGTTAGATTTGAATTTAAAAATCTGGCCAGGTTGGTCAATATCTGTCACATATTCATAAGAATCATGAACATATTTACGACCTTTCCAAGAGAATTTATGATGATAATGATCAATAACCCTGCCCTGCCATTTGCTCACCCAAGATTTGACAGGCGTGTAATCAAGTGGCCGCTGAAACATACCAGCAGCCAAACCCATCATATACGCGCTGCCGATTTTATACATCTGACCCAGCGGCCCGATTGTTCCCGCTGAGCTTCCGACTTCCCATATTACAGCATCAGCAGACTGCAAAAAGTCGTTCTTATCAGTTGAAGCAAAGTAAACGCCATCGATGTGATTGAAAGCCACGAAACTGCCCTGTGCAGGCGTTTGAATAAGTTTCCAAGCTGCGCCAGTCGCTGAAGTGTAGAGCTGCCCTGCATTCCCCCTCACAAGCCACAGCCCACCAGCATATTTACTGACAGACATCGTGAAACCATTCGGGATAGCCATCGCAGTAAATGAAGCTCCTTCATCCGTGCTGTATGCTGAAGCCTGGGTGCCGTGCAGAATCACGTTAGCCCCGGCAACCCCCATGCCGTATCCAGTTGTCCCAACTCCATACAAATAATTCCAAGTTACAGCATCAGTTGAATTATAAACCTTGCCGCCATTTGTCATCATGAAAAATTTAGAATTACCCGCGCCAAGCCCAACAATATTACCGCCGCTAAAAAACAAACCGCCTGCAATGCTCCAATTTATTCCGTTCGAGCTGGTGTAAGTGTAATATACACCACCTGAGAGGCCCATCGCTATAAACCCTTTAGACGGTGAATATGCTATGCGCTGAACAGTACCTGACAGAACTTGAGTGAAGTTTATGCCATCAGTTGAACGCTGAATGCCACCTGACACGCGGTAAATGATGCCACCATATTCGACAGTAGAACGATAATCCCCGGCTTTTATATTCTGCCAGACCGGCTTTATAAAAATTGATGTGGGTTCGACAAGATTTCCCGGAGAAAGCGTTATGCTTCCCGGCCTTCTATCAAAATCAATGTTCACATCACTGGCAACATCAGGATCATTCACGCCCACCCAATCGAATTTCTGATCAAGCTTCGCGCTTGGGCCTCTGTCAGCGTAAATATCAAGCCACATAGCAGGATCAACAGCTTTGCGACTTCCCGCCCGGTTCAAAATATCTTGCTGAAGTTCAAGCATTAAATACTCTCTTCAAGTTGAAGTTTTAGTTTTCTAAATTCCGGAGTGATGAACGGGCTTTCAACTTTCCGACTCACATCACGAAACAAAACAGGCGAGCCAGCGTTTGTATCATCAAACTGAATAAAAAACGGATTTTTCGCTGTCAAAACAGTTGTTTTAAGTGTCTTTACATCAATTGATTCTTGAGAATCAAGAGCATTCCAAACCGGATTTACATGAATAGCATCAAATCTTCGCGACACGAATGCACGCCCGTTCGCGCTTGTAAATGTTGTCGCCTGGATTGCCAGCGACTCAGGATCGATTCCTAAATCAGGAGGGGCAATAGTGATAGCTGGCCCAGCGTATAGCTCCGGAATATTCACATCAGCTCCGGGGGTCTGTCCTGTAATCGTCAAGTTATAACGATAAAGATATGTCCGCCATGAAATATCAGTGATTCCCGCTGAAACAAATACGCCCGCTCCAGTTTCGAGCGAGTAAACATCATAACCAATGTTATCAGCAGCAACCCACAGATCACCGTCAATCGATGACACTGAATCACCAGCATTACCAGCGGCCATGTATGTTGAACCGTCATACGCAATGGCATTAAATACCTTGAGAACATCTTGATGAACGACAGTCCATAAGATGCCATCATATGACGCAATCACACCGCCTGTGCATGCTGCAAAGAAACGAAGGCCATCAAACATCAGACCATTCAGCGAACCGATTCCAGCAACCGCCATGTTGGCTGAATTCCAGTTTGTGCCGTCATTCGAGTAAAGCGAATCGACAGCAGAACCAATAACGACCCTTGATATGCCTATCGTTATACTTAACAGGTTATCACTCACACCGGAAACAGATGGAAGCCATGACACACCATCCCCGGAAACAAGGATTACACCGGCATCACCAACACTGATGAAAGTCTCATTCACATTATGAAATAGAACATCATTGAGAGCAGTAGCTATTCCGCTTACTTGTGAAATCCAGTTGATGCCGTCTGACGATACAGCAACGAAACCGGCAAGTCCTACAGCCACATAAACGCCGTTTCCGTATGTAATTCCGCGCAATGCAGGAGCACCAGCAATCGCTACGCTTGTCCACACGGTTCCATCTATAGAATGATAAACAAGGCCGCCATCCCCAACAGCAATCCAAGCCCCATTTATGAATTTCACATTGTGAACAGAAGATGCCAAGCCGATAGCCTGCCAGCCCGCCGGGATAATTGGGGTATGTGCTGAAACAGGGAAAACCTCTGAAGCTGATTCAGGAGTTGTGATTTGTGAATTCAGTATGCTTGCCCATCCTTGAGCTGTGAAAGCGTCAAGCTTTACAGTACCTGAAGCGGGCTTGAATCCGATTGAGTCATTTCTGTTCGCGCCTATTAGGATATAATCAATCAGTGGGGAAACAACAGATAGCGACAGCTTTACGCTGCCAGAACCATCGGCAATCGGTTTGAATGTGCTTGATGTATCACCATCGCTAAGATTAGATAGCGGATATGCGGGGTCTTCAGTCCCAATAATTAGTGATACAAGTGATGCAGCAATCTGATTATCGTGAAAAAATCTAACACTCATTATCCTGTCGCCACCGCCCTGTTTCCATAGCCTCTATCGAAGGCCTCTTGAACATATGGTGCCAGATGCTCGCCAATCATCCGAGCAGCTTGCGGATCAACAGTTGTTCCAAGTGGTGCATCTTTCAGCGATACATTGAGATTGAACACATTGCCGCCGCCCTGGCCTGAGCCGCCTGAGCCGCCTGACGTGCCTCCCGATATGCTTGAGCCGCCTGCGCCTGCGCCTGAAACACTTGCAACAGACGCACCACCGGAAACAGAGCCGCCGCCAAATTGTTGTTTCGCAATCTTTTGATCATTCCCAACACCAGCAGCAACAGCCGCCGCCGCTGCTAAAGCACCAAGGGCAGGACCAACAATCGGGATGCCCGCAAGGGAGGCATAGGCCTTGGTAGCTGAAAGGTAAGTGTTTACAGCATTTTCAGATCGTGCAGCGGCTTTACCAGTTTCAAACATGGCGCGATTTTTTGAATTCATCAGCCCGGCCATCTTACCGAGCATGTGGCCTGTTAACTGTAATTTACCATCAAGCCCGGACTTCCATAGCTTTTCATCAGCCGACATTTTAGCCGCTTCGATTTTGCCAAGCCGGTCTAAATGTACTGTCAGTAAATCTTCTTCAGCAGCATCAAACTGGCCATTCAGTTCCTGCCGTTTTTGTTTGTCATCACCGACAAGGGCAAGGAGCCTTTCGCGCTGTGCCTGCAAGTTTTCATATTCGCGCTGGTATTTTTCATTTGCTAAAAGCTCATTTTCACCCGATGCTTGTAGAGCTTGATCGTGTAGCCGTAGAAATTTTTCCTGCTGTAAGTTGATAACATTATCAGCAGCCGCTTTTGCATCAGCGAGTTCTTTTGCTCTTTTGTCCGCAGCAGCCTTTGCCGCGCTAAGTTCGCTTTTATGTAGAGTTGCTGCTTTAGCCGCTTTCGCTTTAGCTTCCGCAAGTTTCCTGTTTGCTTCAATCTCTTTTTGGATTTCTTCTAGTTTTGCTTTAGCGGCAGCAGCTTCAGTTTCACGTTTTTTCTTCTCAGCTTCAGTCTCTTTTTTGTTAGATGCTGATAATTCTTCATTTGAAGCAATTATGCCTCTAGCCATATTTTCAAATCGTGATGCATTCTCAGGGTCGGTCAGATGTATGATATGACTTTCCATATCATCAACAGCTTTTGTCCCAACAGCCATTGCCCCTGCGAAATCACCGTTCATCGCTTTCCATGCTTGTTTGGCTACAGTTTCAATTGAAGCACCTACAATTTCGAAGGGAAGAACCATGCCTTGCGCTGCATTGCCTATGAAATCAGCAACCTTACCTACATTTATTGCCAGGTTCTGTGCGCTTTTCTTAGCTTTATCGGTTTCTTTTGCCGTTTGTTTTTCAGCACTAATTACATCAGTAAAGCCTTGCACAAGCGTTCGCAGGGAAAGGCTAACAACACTTCCCGCCATTATGGCTTGAGCTTCCATCGCTGAATTCAGTATCTTCAGATCGCCATCAAGGTTGTTTACGCGTGTTCTTGCCTGATCGTATGCCGTGTTTGTATCAGTCAGCTTGCCGGTTAACGTGTCAAGCGAATCAGCCTGGGTGATCAGTGCGCTTGCAGCGGTGATTGATTCTTGTCCGAATAGCTTAGCTTTTTCAGTTGTAGTCAGGTGCGCAGCCGCAAGATTTTTGATAGCTTGAGTAAAGCCGACTATTTCAGGATTGAACTCATCCCTCGACTGAGTAGATAGCTTCAGCAGTACCCCGCGAAGCCCTGTGCCTGCTTCTGAACCTTTGATGGCAACAGATGCAAGAGCCTGTATAGCTGCATTGGTTTGCTCGAAAGATAATCCAACGCTATGCGCGACAGTGCCTGAAACCTTAAGAGCTTCAGCCGTGTTTGATATTTCAGATGCGCCGAATTTTGCACCGGCTGCAAGTACGTTAATGAAGCGACCTGATTCTTTTGCATCAGCATTAAACTGATTCAGAGATGCGCCAAGGGTCGCTGCCGATTCTGGAAGTGATGTGCCAGCGGCTTCAGATAGTGTAATTGTTTCGCGGGTAACTGCTGCAAGTGCTTCAGCATTAGCTAACAGATCGGGCTTTGCAGATGCTACAAGCTTAAAAGCCTCAGCGGCTTGAGCCGCCGATTTAGTTGTTTGCGACCCGAATTCCATGGCCTTTGAAGAAAGGAAGTCCAAGTCTTTCCCGGTTGCCCCAGTAATTGCAGACAGATCGGACATCGATTTCTCAAACTCTTTCGCCTTATCGACAGCATAAACAGCCGCCATTGCAGTTGATGCAGCGACAGCCGCCGTCCCAACAGCAGCCATCCGCTTTGCAGCAATAGACATTTCATTGCCAACGCCTTTTGCTTTATGTGCTACGCTATCAAGGGCCTGTTCAGCATCAGCAGCATCGCCGGTTATGACTATTTTTTCTGCAATCGACATGCCTTAACCTCTCTTGAAAAAACGCCAATAAGTTCCATTAGAACAACTGGCTGATCAGCCCATCCCCCTTTATGCGGCATTACGCCTTTTTCACCCCACTCATACCCATCAACAATCGGTTCAAGTTCATGAGCACTCAGGACAGGGCATTCAAGTGATTCAACTTTCGGAGCATCAGGTATCCATGCTTTAGGCTTTTTTGACTTACAGCCGCCCGGCTTTAGCTTTCGCTTGGGACACTTTCGGCAGCTTTTTCCATGGAAATAGGCTGCGCCAGCGGCTCGGACTTTTTTACATCGTCTTCCGTCGGAAAACCTGCATCCATTCCCGCACGAACAATCGCGCCCATCACCTTTGCATGTTCAACATCATGCGGATTCAGAGAGTCAGAAAGCTCAAAGGGTTCAAAGGCAGTCCCATCGATAGTGACTTTATCTGTCAAAGCCCGCAGGATATATTCAGACGCTTTTGCAACACCTTCCATGCCCCGTTCGCGGGATAAATCAGACAGCTTAGCGCGATGCATTGTGTTCATCGCAATAATGCTGATTGTGACATTCCCGATAGTCTTTGTGATCGCTTGACCTTTGAATAATTTGAACGACATATGTACCCCTTTTTAAGAAAAGATGAGTTCAAACTGGTCATCGCCAGCAGACTCATAGAGCTTGAATGAAACTTCATTTGTAAACGTGTCAGCCTTCTCGCCTTTCTTGATTGTTTCACGTCGAGCGCGTGGAATATTCACTGTCAGAGTATTGCCAGCGGACTGACCAAACTGAGCATTGATTACAGCATCATTAGCTGACGTTAATGCAGTCCAATCAGACGCATCAGAGACTGAATCTTTAGTGATAGAAGCACCGGGGGAACGATCCTTGACCGTGTATTCATTCTGACCCGTTCCGCGCTTAGATTGCACGTCATTGCCAAGGTCAAGGCTCAGACTGCCGATTACAACGGCTGTGCCAGTTTCAGTGACTACATCCAGAGTGTCACCCATGATCGGCTGAGTTGACTGGAACACCGCATTGGCAGGCATTGGCGCAACAACAGGATCAACCCAAGGAGCACTGATAGTGAATTTGACAACCTGGATAGCATCCATGGTGTATTGCAAAGATGCGGTTGCAACAGCATCAACACACTTCCATACAACGCCATCTTCATAAGCGTAAACCGTTCCCAACTTTCTGGGCTTAGAAATCGGAGCAAACCGAACATCAACACCAGCATTGGGAACCATTGCCAGCGCACAAATCTGCAACAGCGGCGCAAGCTCAGGGGCAGCACCGGCAACGCCAGAGCCATGCACCTCGCATTCAACTTCAATCTGAATGCCTTTCTTGTTCATTAAGTGAGGCAGTTCGCCCATTGTTGGCTTGATTACTTTACGCTTAACAGCATCAACAATAACACCAACACTCAGTGAGCTAATTCGGATAGCATTTAGAGCAGCAGTAGGACCAGCGTCAGCCTTTTTGGCGGTCTGAACTTTAGCCAGTAGCAGTTTATCAAAAATATCAGCCATGATTATTTACCATCCTTGCGCGGCTTGTGAGTTTCAGTTGGCACTTTTTTCATGCGCTTCGCTGGAACCTTTTTCGCCGGTTTCGTAGTTGTATTCGTGGGTTTAACCTGCGCTTTCATATCAATTCTCCTAAGCAGTAGTGAACTTAAAAACCGTCAGTCGCCCGGCCTTCGTATTGAATTTTTATTGGCCTTTCAAAAAAGCCATATGGCAAACCTTCGGCGGCGAATTGCGAGCCGCTTCGCTCTTTGTACGGCATGATCGTTACTCTTGTGACAGCCCCACCCAAAGTCGGATCAGCAGCTATAGCTTTCTTCAATTCCGTATCTAATTCATTTAGTGAAGTGGAGATTGAGTTCTTTGAACGGACATAACCAATCAGCGAAACTTCAAAAGAAACATTCGCAAAGCCGGATGATTTTAGCTGTATAGTTTCCGGCCCATCGTCTTCAATCAGAACAGCAGGGAAACCAACAGACGGAACCTTTGTAATTGGCGTGAATTGGCGTGAAATGAATTTCACATCTATCGCATATCCATTCGCGACAGTGATCCCTTTCACGATAGCAAAAAGCGCGTTTAAAATCGATTCACGCATGCTTATGCTCTCGAAGTTCGCCGCGTCTGCATCTTCACGCGCTCGATTTCCTCAAAGTTCCCATCGCCATCGAAATCATATAATGAAAGCAAGCGGATCGTATTCCATTCAGCTTCATACATTTTCTCAAAGTGAACAGATTTACGCCCGAACGAATCGCCATCAGCGGCCATATCGGATGACAGCTTAGGCAGGATGTATGCGGACAACGCCCGATAGCATGTGATATTCACCATCAGTGCCGCGTTAAGTCTGTCAGGCTTAATTGCAGGCAACATCAATGCATCAAGCACCTGACTTTCGCGACCCATGCGACTTGATGCCGCTTGAGTCCACCAGCTCACCGTCAGACGGTTTAGAACATCATTGGAGGCCCGTTGCAGATCATTGGTGTTGTCAAGTCCGTACTCAGTTAAGTCCGGGACAAATTCAATCAAATCAGCCTGGGTCGCGAAAACAGGAGCCACCATCAGTCAGCCTTTTTAGCTGTTTTGCGGCGAGCGCGGGGCTTCTTTGCAGCTTCAACAGGGGCTTCAGGAGCCACTTCAGCTTCTTCAACAGCGACTTCAGGAGCCACTTCAGCTACTTCACCGGACTCGTCAGAGGCTTCAGGAGCCGTTTTAACGGGTTCAGCGGTGCCATCACCTGCATTTTCAGTTTCAGCTTCACCAGCGTCAACAGGTGCTTCCTCAGCAGCTACTTCAGTCGCTTCGCCAGACGCATTCTGCGCATCTGCCACTTCAAGTGAATCCACATCACTTCCGTTTTCAGATTCAGCAACAGTGTCTTCATCTTCGATCTCCACTTCATGACAGTAGGCAAGCGCAAGGTGTTCACACTCTTTCTTATTTCCAGAAAAATAGGCATGGCCATCATCTTCGACTGTGAAGACTTTGCCACCGCGCTGGATTTCCATACCGATAGGGAAAGGCCCTTTGATTTTTAATTTCATTATGTGATCTCCTGACTTGTATTAGCAGCATAAAAGCCGCTTAGTTAAGGAGGCTGACGAATCAACCTCCTTTTGCTAAGCAGCCTTAGTTGCTTATGTCAGTCAGACGGGCAAGGCCTTTGCGATTGAAGCATGCAAAGTTCGCATACATCTTGACGCGATATAGCTCAGCGTCCTGATTTTCCATTTCGCCAATCGCTTTCACAGTGATACCCGCAGGGATTGTTTCAGGATGAATACCAGCGCAACCAATCTTGCGTGAACCGTCATCGAACACACCAGCATAGACCGAAGCCAATGCACCACCGGCAAGAGCAGCCCCGCCCGCAGTTTCAACGATAGACAGAAAATCATTTCTGAAAACCGGAATCCCTTCAAAAGCCAGCACAGTGCGACCATCCGGGAGTGTAACCTGTTCCAAGGTGTTACCCGGCATAGCCCGCAGCAACGCTTTGTAGCTGAAGAAAGTGCGCTTCGGCATAGCGATGAAGTCAACTTCACCATCCTTGGAAACCACGTTCCCGCACAGATTATCCAGATCGTCAAAGGTAAGTGCGCCACCGCCTGCACCAGCGTTTACACCGGCAATGGTCTGACCTACATCAGACATACCCGCAAGGGAGTTCATCTGAGGTAACGCACCATTGCCAGTTGCCATACCACCCTGAAACTGACGGCCAACAGATTTCGCTTTAGACGAAATTTCACGAGCAGCGGAATCAACACCAGAACTGCCAGATGTTGCAACTTCCAAGCCATCAAGCTCAGCATCACCAACAATTTTTGTCGATTGGAAATTGACAGGAATGACTTGCGATGGATTTTTATGAGTGATCGTATCACCAACATTATAAAAACCAGAATCACCCATTACAAGTTCACGATTCACAACGATTGCTTGTCCCTGATAACCGTCAAAGGGCAATGCGCCAAAAAGTGGATTGACAGCAATGATGTCTTCCGCAACGCCTGCAACGATGTCATCGTTTATATATTTGGCAGCCTCTGCCAGTGTTTGAACAGCCATGGTGGCCTCCTAATAAAAATTGTTTTTTTTGATTTTGACTAGGTGGCTCCGGGCCATTTCGTATCAATCGTCAGTTAATACGCTTGCAGATTTTGACGTGCTCTGCGCACACGCACCGCAGGCACCCGGCCATCGGTTGCAGATAACATATCAAGAGTCTGGAATACGCCAAAGCAGTAAGAGCTTTTTTCAGCGAAAATGAATGATCTTTATTTTTTGATGCGTGCTGAAAATGTAAAAGCACATAAGTATATATATTCTATTATATTAAGTTCTATTAGTTAAACGGTTTTCAACTCGTAGATGGAAGCTATTGAAATGAAAGGGATTTTTTTCAGAGTAATTTTTTGTGTTTTTTTGAAGATGATGAATTTTTATTATTTTTGGATGATTTAGTTGGAGAGTCATTTAACTAAAATAACTTTTAGTTGAACGGTTTTCATCTCGTAGATGGAAGGTGTTGAAATTAAAGGTCTTTTTTATGGATATGATTTCACATTATGAAACAAAAAGCCCGACAAAAGCCGGGCAAATCGTTCATCTTTGGCATTCGACTATCTTTTTTGCTGCATATTCAACGTCAGCGCATTCGAGTTTCTTTGCAGTGTAAAGTGCAGCAATAGGGGCGCAGACAGACCGCACATTTTTTCGCGGGGATTTCCTACCATTTTCCCAGTCTGAAATGCGCTGGAATGGAATTGGATCGCTTCGCCCAAGCTCTTTAGCTAACCAAACCCCAAAAGCTTCTTGAGATAGATTGAGTGCTGTTCTTGTTGTCGATATAACATTCATTGTTGCTCCTGATTCCCACCATGCTCATATTCTTCAATAAATTCATCAAAAGAACATCCGCACAAATTTCCAACGAAAATATAAGCATTTAAATTAACATTGAATTCATAAACACCGTCATTAACTAATCTATATTGATCTCCCATTTTTATTTCTCCATTTTTACATATTCATATACACATAAATCTAAGTCATCATTCAGAAATGTAGTTCCTAAATTTGGTGTATTTTTCTTGAAATCATTGCTTATTTTTGTGTGTAGAATTCTATTTTGATATGCATACATTCTCTCCACTTTTGCATGTAAGCTTGCCCATGAAATTTTATTTTTTTTGATAAAACTACTTATTGCAGACAACAGTTCATCATCTGAATGTGAGCCGTGTATAATTTCACTTATGATCATGTGATTGTTGTCTTGCTCTCTTGATGCACATTGTGAATTTGAAAGAAGTGATATTTTATTCTTCAGACATTCAAGATCGGTTACATTTTCCATTTTCTATCTCCACACCCCGTCAGCCGGTGTCGCTATATTTTTCCCTTTCGGAATAACTGAACACTACTCCTTTAAGAAGTAATGTCAAGCGTTAATTGTAATTTTTTTTACTACACCTTTGATTTCACAAGCTGAAATAGAAAAAGGCCAGGAACAATGCCCCGGCCTTTCGGTTTCATTTTGTGAATCAGTTACGCTGCCTGTTTTGCTTTCAGCCCTCTTGCAATTCGGCTTTCGCCAGACACGTTACCACCTGGAGCTTTTCCACCTGTTGCTCCAGTTGAACCAGCACCGCCGCCAGATGCCTTAACAAAATGCAGATTCTCATCCAGAAAGGATTTCACATAACTTGCAACGGCCATCGGTTTGCCTGATTCATCCAGCGCAACTTTCCCATCAGCACCAAGCACTTCGACTGAGCCAGCATCATTCAGACGCATCTTGGGTTTGAGTAGCGATGTGATTTGAGCTGGCTTGATAGCGTTGTTACTTGATGCCGCTGTGACGATTTCATTATCAATCAGCACTTCAGACAAACGCGATTCAAGCCCCTTGATTTTACCATTGAGGGATTCAACCTGAGTCGCGTGACGGCGTTCGATTTCGGCTTTTGCTTCATCGAACTTGCCCTTTGATGTCAGGTCATCTTGCTTGCGCTTATCAGCATCACTAATCAGATTCTTGATAGCATCTGCATCCAGATCGCCCAAAGTGTCCTTGAGTTCACGCAATGCAACGCGGTTACTTGCAGCATCACTTCGAGCGGACTTCAATTCATCCTTGAGCCGTGCGACTTCATCAGAGCCGCCCTTATCGCCATCGCCGCCCTTGTCGCCTTCACTATCACCAGAACCACCGGCAATATTCGGAACAACACCACCATCAGGCATGTGCCAGTACCTGCCAATCAAAATCGGTTTATCAACATTCATATTTAAGCCTCCATGCGAATTGTCGCTGCATGCAGTGTACTTAATATTTGCCTGTTTCCTTAGCAGTGTTATCGTTTCTGTCGCGAAATCAAGGGAGTGATATTATGAGGGTTATACTTTTGACCGTGGCGTTGTTGATGATAAATCCGGGGCATGTTGAAGCTAACAAATTCCTTGATGATCTGGCTAAAATGCCTCCATGCTATCAGTATGTTGGGGCACGGCCTCCTGGCACTACACATTGGACTGAACAAATGGTGGGATTTTATACCGAGCATGTCAGCCAGAAATTTGTCGATACACACTCCCGACTTGAAATAATGATGACTTTAAAAACTCGTTTATTAAATCAATTAGACTCATTTGGAAAGATGAGCAAAAGGGAACACAAAAGAGATATATGTATCATATCGAATGTCAGGTTTGACGATTTTGACCCTAAGCCTGGAGAAGGCTACTCAATGTCGATATTAGCAGATGTTATGTCAGCAGACTATATAAAATAATTTAACCTTTCGCAGACAAATAATGTCTGCAATTCGTAAGGTTCACAAAGTCTTAATGTCCGCCCCTTTGTTCGGATCATCGTTTTGAATGGCTTTCGCTGGCTTAACTGATTTAAGCTCCGGCGATTTCATCCCCATTGTTGATAACAGTGCTTTGAATTGGGATAGGTCTGACAGCGGATCATCTAAAACAAATTCAGGGGAATGAGCGTGCTCACTGTATATCTCCCCATCTTTCATTGCGCTGTCCATTTTTGCATTGACCAGCCGTACGATGTCTTTATTCCCGGAAATCTGAGCAGTCTCAGTATCAAGTTTTATAGCCCCAAGCTTTACCCATTTTCCTGCGATGTATCTTTCAATTTTCAGCTTCATCCGTGCTCCAGTATGCCAAGCGTCATATCAAACATTTCCCGATCAATCATGTATAAGGCTTCGAAGTTTACGCTATCACCTCCAAGCAAATATTCAAAGGCAATGGTCATCACTTCTTTAGCACCTGTCTTCCCATATTCGCGCCCCATGTACGGGGTAACGTAGTGATCTTCGCGGGCTACTTCGTGAATTTTATATTTTTTATTCCCTGTCAGGTCGCGCAACCGTTTCAGCGGGTCGCCAGTTGTTCTTGACGCGTGTTCGGCTGTGAATACGGCATCAATATCAGGGAAAACATATTGCAGGCGGTGAGTGTACTCATGGACAGCCGTACTCATGCGGCCTGCTAAAATGTAGCTATCACCGGCCTTCACACGTTCAATACCAAAGCCCCCGCCGATATGCCCGCGCTTTCCATCGTATTCGCTTTTGATAACTTTATGCCAACCGCGCCCACGGCTATATCTTGTATGCGTATCGCCAGCTTGATTTGATTTTGATACCCACGCATCAGGGAACAGTGTTGATGCTTTACGCACCATCGGAGCTGCCTTGCCTGAGCCTACAATTTTTGCTTGCACGTTATCGAATGAACGACCCTTTTTCAGGTGTTTGAATAGGGCAGCGATAAAGGCTTCACGGTTATCAGATGTCATCGGATCGTCAGGAGCCATGCCTATTTCTTTCTGCAAAGTATGGCGCAAGTTTTTGCCAGCTTTTTTCATAGAAGCCGGAGTGAGTTTTACTTTTGCCGGGGTTTTAGGTTTAGCTTTAGGCTCAGGAGCTGGCTTCGTTTTCTTTGTTGTCCCAAGAGCTGCTATCCAATGATGCCGGCAATTCCAGCCCCCACGCGTAATAAATGGATCGCCCGCCTTCTTTCCCTGCCATTTTTGATTTGACCAGGCTTTGATTTCATCTTGTGAAAATGACTTGCCATGATGTTCAACACACCATTTCCTAGTGTCCTGCACACTTGACCCAAAATAGGTAAACTCTTTCACGCCAGCTTCAGTCGCTTTCTTTTTGAATAGCGTTGAATCCAGTTCCATCAAGCCTGTATGGGCGTATGTGTTGGCATATGCTGAAAGTGGCTGGCCATGCGCTGTCACGCCACCAACCAGCATTTGAGATATGTCAGCAGCCAGTTCATCAAATGGAGTCCCGGCTATTGCTGCTGTGTAAATACTATTCCCGATGTCGCTTGAGTATTGCTGCCCAAGCGATGCCAGTGATTGAAATGTGTCCTGCTGATACGCTTCAATGATACCTGTATCAGCTTCGACAAACTGAATATCAAAGCCCCCGGCTTTCAGACGCGCTTTGACGTACTTCGCAGCCTCTGTGAATTCATCAGTCGAAGCCTTGGCGGCGGAAAGGTAGGGAGAAAGCTGCTGATATATCTTTTGGCGCATATCCATGGCAGCGGCAAGATTCAGATCGGTTGTCATAATCGCGCCAGTGCTGTCCGTCTTCAGCTTCCCCATCAAAGACAGTATGCGACGTTCAACAACCACAAGCGATGCCTGTAGCCTCTTCTCATTGCGTGTAATGGCTTGATCAAGTGGAGATGGCATTTTTCAATTCATCCTTGAGAATTTTAGAAAGTTGTTTGCGTCCATCACTACCAAGCCCGAAAAAGTTACGCTTAGGAAGCTTGCCGCCGCCCGTGTTATGGCCATGCGCCTTAATGGCCTCTTGCGTTCGTGTGAATCGGATAACAGCTCTGTCACGCCCGAAAACACGATGCTGAAGAGCAGACATCATCCGCCCTGAATCATGTAGCCAGCCGCCGCCCCGCGTTGCCTTGAACTCACGATAGCCACCGGGGTAAAAGCGCGAATGCTTTTTGTTGCTGGATTTGATGTAAGCTGGCTTGCTCGAATAAGGCGCGAACCTTGACCCATTCACATCAAGTCCTTTCTCTGTCCGCACCTTGATTATCGTCACCGCTTTTGCTGCAACAGCTCCCATGATCTTCCTGGTCAACAGGGATCGCTTCATGTGATGAAGTTTAGCGATTACCTCCTGTTCACCGACCACGCGGGCTTTAAGCATTGACTACATCCACAAGATTAGGAACTTTGACTTCATCATTGATAGCTTTCATGACTTCAGGATCAGTGTCACCCAGCACGCGTTTGGCTACCCTGCCCCGGATTTCAGCATCAAAGGTTTTCGAGTTCACAAGCGGTTTAGCTTTCATCGCGTTATCAATTTCATTCGCAAGATCGCGCACACCGAATTTGCGCGGATAATCAACTTCGCCGTCAAATACCTGTTCTTCCCATGCTGCAAACAGGCGAAAAATCCCCATCTCAGCATTTTCACAGCCCTCGCCTTTCTCAGCCAGGATGCTGTTTAATTGTTGGAAAGTGATTTCAAGTGATACGCCTGATTGCACTTTTGTTGACTGCGCATCAGTGCCACCAGTGCGAGCCAGGGCGCGAATATCATCAACCAGGGCGAGCCTCCATTCACGGATTTCTTTTAGTGAAGAGTGAGGCGGTTCCATCCACTCCCATTTTGCAGTTGGATTGCGCGGATCGAATTCAAGCACATTACCGCTGCCAACCTCAATTTCAGCTTCATTGCCGCCCATAGTCTGTTCACGCGGTCCCTGAAGCATTGGGAAAGCAGTATTCTCAATGATTTCATGCGCATCAGAATCGATGTAAAAGATGCGGCGATTGATGTCAGCAATGTCATTGATGTCAGAATTGCCGATGAATAGGCTTGATGTTTTACGATTTGCAAGCATCACAAACGGAATTTCCCCAAGAGTGTTCACGCCTTCATCAATCAGCTTAGCCTCTGTATTGCCGTTGTTTTTCTTGTCTTCAACGCCATACAGCTTCCAATCTGTTCGAGTCCAAACGCGATACAGCTCAAAGCCATCGATCTCAGCCCCGTAAGTGTCTTCAACCATTTCTTCATGTAGAACAAGCTTGCTCAGAACAGGCCGGCCATTCTTGCGCACGAACTCAAAATTGATGATATGTTCAGGACTATACCTGACCAGATACGGCCTAACGCCCGCAGCAACCTCTTCAGCCTTCGTCGTGAAGTTAGTTGCTGGCTTATCAAGCACCATGCCCACAAGGCCAGTAATAGAAGCCATGCGAGCTGTTTCGCGCATCCAGGCTGAGAAATCAGTGCCATTAAAGTCGCAATCTTCCATGAAAGCATCCAGATTTTTATTACCTGCCAGCACACCGAATTCGCGGGCGATTGTTTCTTTGAACAAATATGAAATGTAAATATCAATTACAGGCGCGGAATAGTTCACATATATAGCTTGCTTTAACCTGCGCATATATTTCTTTTTCTGTTCGCGGGGATGCCGTTCAAGATAGCCAGCTTTGCGATATAGATCACCACCTTTGTATGACAGGTTCAGGAATTCCCATCGCTCAAGCATTTCCTCAAAATCTTCATGCCGTTTGGTCAGTTGTTTTGCTTTCATTATGTGAACTCCTATTTCAGCCAAACTTTGCGGGCTTGTATGATTCGTGAAACCGGGAACAAGTATTCAACAGGATAGCCAAGAGCGTCTGTTAAATGCGTCATGTGATCCATTTTCCTGATTCCCTCATGTGTTAGCCTTTCGCAGTAGCTGCGAAGCTTTGAGCAGCCCGGATCAAACGTAAGAGAGCCATCGCCGAGCTTCGTGTTGACTGCATTGTATCTGTCCCTAATCGCTGGATGTGCAAGATGTGCAAACACTTGCAGGCCCAGATTTTCAATGATTATATGGTCAGTGACACCGCCTGCCGAAGCAGTATGGCGAGCAGAGCCAGCCGGGTCAGGGTAAGCGCAAACGATCCCAGGCCATCTGCCTGTTGCGTATTTGATCATATCTTCCGTGTCTGAATTCGGCAGCTCTATTTCAGCAACAACATGCATATGGCCTTCATTAATCCAGAAAACGCATGCAGCCATCGGATTTACATTGAAATCCATGCCCAATCGCAACGGAATTCCAGGAGGTGTAATTACAGACTGTAAATTTTTACACTTGTCAAACTGATGATATATCCGCCCGGTTGAAAGATTGATAAATTCGCCATTCATATAGGCCTGCACAGCCTTTTCATCGTAAGCTTTTCTCAGTGTATCAATGAAATCAGGTGGCAAGGCCAGGTTGCCGGCTGTCTTCGCTCTAACCATTTCCAGTAAATATTTTCCAGCGTCTTCGCCTTCAATAATGTCATAGCCCCAGTTGAGTTCTTCCGGGGTTCCTGTCAGCCAGATTTCACGAAGCCTGGAACGCGGGTCACGCACACGGGCAAGCATTTGGTCAAATACTGGCTTATCCATGATGAACGGTTCATCAAGGTAAGCGGCGGCAAGGTTCGGGCCTTTGAGTGCGTCAGGGTTCTCCCCTGAGCCAATCCATAGCGTGCCTTGCCGTCCTTTATACCTGATACGGAATTCCCAATCAGATGGCCTCCAGTCATAATCGATGCGCCGGCCATCCAATAGAGCTTTGATAGTAGGGATTGTGGTGCGCTTAGCCTGCCGATATGACGGGGAAACCCCCATGATAGGTACTGGAGCATTGAAGATGCAGGAAGCAATCATACGCTTGCTGCCGATCATTGTTTTGCCGGAACCGTAACCACCAACAAGGGCTTTGATGAATGCCTGCGAGTTCCACAGGTTCCGCTGATAATCCCACATCCCGCCTTTAATCACCCGTCCATCGAATAGCACCGGGTCATCTTTGCGCCAAAATGAAGACATTACATAAACTCGTCTGGCAAGTTCTCTTCTTCTTCAATGATTGATTCAGGTGGCCTTTCAGCTCTGCCCCATCGTGTAGGATTACGCCGCTCAAGCTTCCATGCAGCGGCCTGCCAGACACCGGAACCGGCAACAGCGGTGATGATCGTCAGGTCATTAGCCTCAGCCTCAGCCATGGCCTTTTTTACAGCGTTAAGAAACCGCGTGTGGATATTGTTGCGCTTCAGGACTTGATCGCGTGCGCCTTTTTTCGCCCATGCATAGAAAGTAGGCTTAGAAACGCCACAGCAAGCGACAGCGGTTTCAATATAATTACCCTGCTTTATTACTTCGCAGATTTCATCCTGCAACGCCTGAGTCAGCTTTGTTGGCCTTCCGCCAAGGTTCTTTTTCTTCTTAGTAGCCATGAGTTCAGTATATGAAATAGAAGATGTCAGCTAAGCAGTTAAGCTTTGCCGGCAATGATTTTCATAGCGAATATGAAACGCTTATGGAATGAAAGCGAGTTGATTGAGTCAACCAGCTCAAGGCCAGCTTTGTGATAGAATTTATGCAGCTCTGCTTTGACTTTTTCTGCTAATTGTTCGTCTGATTTCATAACGCCTCACATATTTAATATGAATCCATTATGTGAGATAGAACGCGATGAACTAAGCAGCCTCTTTAAGCTCGACACTAAATGTAGTGAGCGTATCACTAGCAGCTTTCAGCTTTTCACCTTTTTTCAGCCCATGTTTTTTAGGCCTGATATGCGTTATTGATCGTATATTACTATCAGCATACAGCCCAAGCACAACGCGACCATCAGCAACAGGTGGCATTCTTGTTGTCAGGTCACAATCAATCTGACAATCATCATTATAGACACCGGCTTTTTGTAGCGAATCAAACAACGCTTTCTTGATGTTATCCAGATCGCGCCGCCGCCAATCCGGAGGATAAGCTTCAATAATGACAGTTAGCTTCTCCCCCGTCGTCTTCAGTTTCATTATGTGAATCAGATCGGTTATGGTTTTTATGTAATCTCTGCCTTGTTTGCTAATTATCACCCTGCCACGGCCAATCGAACGCCAATATCGATTGACGCTGGGTGGCCATGGCATAACGATAATCATATAAACAAGCTGAGCTGATTAAGCCCACGGCAAACGCGGTCTGCGACTTTTGCTATTTCTGCTTTCTTGACCACTTCCATTTCAGTAAATGATTCAGACAGCGCGATTAAATATTCAGACTCTGAGGCTGTATCAGCATTAAGCAGCGACCGTTTGATTATGTTAGGAACATTGTCCGACAATATCGCGCCGCCAATCACTTCTTGCATTTCTTGATCTTTCGCCAAAGTTTCCAGATTTTTAACAACAAGAGGGTCATCATTGAACGAATTCTGAACCATTATTACTTGTTCAAGCTTATAATCTTCAACGAAAAGCCCAACCCATCTGAATGAGCCAATGCCGTCAGACTTATTCTGGAGCCAGGCAATAGCATCAGATGCAGCTTGAAAGTGCCTGTACTGCTTTTCTCGCACGAAATAATCATCGATCTTCATGATTTCGCTAAATGAAATAATCGGATATGTCGCATCTTTGACCGCTTGAACAATCGCAGCTTGCCACAAGCCTTTTGGTCCACATCCTTCAAACGCACATTCCACATTTTCGATTTGCTCACGATTCAAACTCATAATGTGACCTCAAGCGGGCAACATAATGAAATCAAAAAACGTGCTGAAGCCGTCTGATATATAAAGCCCAGCAAGGCCAATGGCTATAAGCCAATAACCAACATTTTCCCGGCCCGGATGATCCCATCCTTTTTTGACTAATTTAGAAAATCCATTTTCTATTTTCATTTTATTCAACCTCCATTTCAGCTTTGTTTAGCGATTATTTGTGCTGCGTATTGTTCCTTGATGTTGTCATGAGCATTCAAAAAACGGCGGGTCGCAGGCTGGTATTCGATAAGAGCCAGACCCGGCCTGCCGTCAAATTTATCTTTCACTTTCATAATGTGAATTTGAGTGATGTGAGTGAATTGGCCAACGACAGTCCGATGCACAGTGATCATGTTGTCCGCTTTATTGTACCAGTTTGCGCCGCCGCTGATGTCGTATGGCTTCGGCACTAAATATTCACCGCGATTGTCTTTGTTCATGATTTTTGGGTGCGCAACAAGCACAATATGCACGTTATATTTGCGTGCAAATCGCTTAAGTTGCCCAGTTGCCCAGCTCACATAATCAGCCTCAGTCATTCTACCTTTTTTGTGATCGATTTCGTTCCATGGATCAATGATGAATTGATTTATGCCATATTTTCCAACCATTTGTCGCATTTCGGAAAGCAGGCCATCAATGCTCAAATCGCTCATTTTATCAGGGTCAAGCCAGAAAAAATGCTGATCACAAAACTTAATTGAGACTTCAATTTCATCTTGTGAAATCGATTGAAATCCGTTCCAGTTGCCACCGATTGTCCGCCCGCTCAGGCGGTTAATCATTTTCATCATGTGAAATGAAATGTTGCGATTTTCAGGTGTGAAGAAAGCGGTTTTCCATTTTTCATTGATTGCCAAATTTGCCGCCGCCGCGTCAGTGAATTCGGATTTCCCCCGGCTTGGAATGCCTGTCACGATGGTTAATTGTTGCGGGCGGATTCGGATCAAATCATCAACATCGCGCCAGCCAAGCTGAATGCCCGGTGTGATGCCATTGGCGATAATGTCGCGCACATCATTTGACAGCACAGATGCAGTGACATGCGGTGAATTTGGCTCTTCAAGCTCTTCAAGTAAAGCCGCTGGAAGTTGGTGTATAGTCGCGTTCATTGTGCTACCATATCAGCGATGTTGGCACGCCCATTTTCGTTCAATTTAATCACATTTGAGGGTACTGATATGGCTGCCTGCTCAATATAGCTATCCAGTTTAGATGCTTGAAAAAGTGTTGCAGGCCTTAAGAATTTAGACATCTTTTGATCATTCAACCATTCTTCACACTTGCAATTGATAACGGCAATCAAAGCTTGCTCAGCATCATTCCAGCCACCTGATTTTAGATGCTCTTTTGTGATTTTTTCCATCGCGGATTTTACTAACTTCAGCCCTGATGCGCCTGTTGTGAATTTTCTTCCTGCGACAGAATTCAGATGCGTAATTATTCGAATAGCCGCTTCACTTGTATCCTTTTTTCCTGAAGTTTTTGCCGGATTTTTTGTAACTGCCTCAACTTTTTTTCTCGCGTTTTCGTGCCGTTTTTTTCCTGCCTTGCGGGCTTTTTCGCGCCGAGCCGCTGCTGTGACAATCCATGATTGATTGATCGCCCAATCGTGGATGTAGTAGCCGGATTCAATTTTATCGACTGTTCCAACCCTTAGCATTTCTGCTTCAAATTTCCCCGGATCGCCGGGCCAATGGGCTGCTATTTCAAGGCTTTCTGCATCGATATTGAGTTCACCAGATTCGGCATTCAGGGCTGCATATTCCCACAATCGCATCAATGATATGATGCCATCAGACCCTAGATTTCTTGTTATCTTTTGGGTTTTGATATTATCAAAAAAACCAACTTTAAGTTGTAAAAATTGGACACTCATCCTTTTTTCTCCTTTTTTTGTTACGTTTGCGCGTTTGTGTCCAACTGTCAGTTGATAGTCATTACCTTATTGATCATCCTTCGTGCGTAACAAGGGATGGCCGAACAGTTCGCGTTCCACCAGAGCAATTACTTGCTGTGTGAATGCGCGATGTTCGAGTTGTGCAACACGGCTAATCGCTTCATCGATGTGATCAGGGAAGCGAATGTGGCGAACCGTGTCACCTAAGTTAGAGCCTTTTAAGCTGGACATATGGCGAACAATAATACTGCCTGTCTGTTTGTCAACAGTTAGTTTATACTATCGAAAAATAGTGCCTTATGTTGTTTAGATTCACAATATGAAACAGAGATGGGGAAAACATGAAATTTGAAACGGAAGAAGAGTTAAAACAGCAAATCGGCAAAAATATTAAAGCCGCTATGGACAGCGCATCAATAAATGCGCGTCAGCTTGGCATTAAGCTTGATGCAACGGGAGCCGCAGTCGGATTGTGGCTTTCAGGCAAACGCGTGCCGAATATTTGGATCGCTTATCGCGCTGCTAAAATTCTAAATGTATCCCTAAATGAATTCTTTTTTGGCAAACAAACACTGCCTGTGATCGATGAAAAGGGGAATATTATTGATTCTTTTTCAATCCCTGAAAATGGAACAGACGATCTTTTTGCCATGCGTGTGCCAGCCGGAAACCGAACAAACAGCCCCATGATCGATCCCCTAGATATTGTGATTGCGAAAAAAACTGACTGCGCCAATGTTGATGATTATGTTATTGCTGAGCTACCTTGCTCCGGCCTGGCTGTGTTGCGTATCGATCAGGGATTCGGACAAATAAAATTCAGCACAGTCAGTGGCGATGCTCCAGCGAACAGCAAAGATATTATCATCAAAGGTGTTGTAACCGGGACATATCGCAGGTTCTGACTGTGTTTTTTTACTTTTTGAAGAAAAAGCACATATGTTTATATATTCTATTCTATTAAGTTCTATTAGTTGAATGGTTTTCTTCTCGTAGTAGTAAGTGCTTAATATATAATCTATTTTTCAGATTTCTATTTTTCGTCATTTTTCGTGCTATCGGGCTTCGACTTTCTATCATTTATATTTAATCATCGTTATTTCTACTCGTAGTAGCATATTCTCTTACTCGTAGTTCAATTATATCACCTTCCACACGCTTATAACTATATGTATATATATCTAAGCCTGAGGAAACAAACTGTTGACATTTGATTTTTACTACCTACAATTTGCCGTGCAGACGGAAAGCCCGTCTGTAGGGGGTTCCTTCTTTTTCCTCCTTTCTCTGCGCATAGCCGGTGGGTGGCGACCCGCCGGCTTAGGGGGAACACGAAAAAAGAGAAATGGAAAAATAAAAAATAAAGGAGATAGACTATGAGATTAGTCGCATTAACAGTCCGCATCGGACGAAAAAAACATTACACAATCATTGACGAAAAAAGGGTAACTGCATCCGCCGCCACAGCTTCAACAGCTACCCTTCAACGCGCAAACCTTGCAAAAGGAGCTGCAAAGTGAGCCGGGCAAGTCTGCGCCCTGTAAGCGCATCAGACAACAATCGCCAGCCAATCTTTGACATGCTTAACCGACCTCTTGATCGCAAGCACGTCAGCCAGCGTAAGCAATCAAACTTCACGCTGAGTTACATCGAAGGACATCACGCTATCCGGGAGGCGAATCGCATTTTCGGCTTTGATGGCTGGGAATATGATGTTAAATCTTTCAATGTCGTTTCATCCGAGCAATATGAAAAAGCTGGATACAACAACGGGCCAGCAATCCCAATGCATCGCATATGCGTTGCAGCAATCGTCACAGTCACCGCCCTTGGCGTTACGCGGCAAGATGTAGGCTACGGCACTGGCACTGCTAAAACTCTCGCTGATGCTCATGAATCAGCAGGCAAAGAGGCGGTCACAGATGCACTCAAACGCGCACTGCGAACTTTTGGGGACCAATTTGGCAATGCTTTATATGACAAACAGCAAACAAATGTTGTCGATTATGATCAGGTTGCAAAAGAAGATCAGATCACCAGCCACATCCTGAATGCCATCGCTAATGCGCAGGATATGCAGGTATTAAGCGGGCTTATTCAAGCATGCAGCCAGCTCAGCGATGCGAATAAAGCCAAGGTGCGACAGCCCTTTGCTGACAAGAAAAAATCACTGACAGCGGCAATGGGGGTAGCATCATGAGTGATTTTCAGATTGTAGAGCTTGAACAAAATACGCCTGAATGGCATGACTGGCGTGCGACAGTCATTGGAGCAAGTGAAGGCCTTGACGCGATGAATATTAATAAGCGTTTATGGTTAATAAAGACTGGGCAAATTGAACGTCCATTCTTCTCCACAGCGGCTACACGTCGCGGGCATGAACTTGAGCCGCAAGCCCGATTTATGATTGAGGTGGATTTGGGTATGTCCTTTATCCCATTATGCGCTCAGCGCGGCTTCATTGCTGCATCAGCAGATGGTGTGAACATCGAAGAGAGGGAAGGGCTTGAAATTAAATGCCCGTCAAATCCTGAAATACATGAAAAACATTTGAAAGGCATTATCTCCCGTATTTACCTGCATCAAATGCAACAGCAGATGTATGTTTTTGGCTTTGATCATATGAACTTCATCAGCTACATGCCTGAACATCAGCAGACTCACAAAATAATCAGGATTGAACGTGACGATGATTATATTGCTGAAATGATTGAAGGTCAGACGGAATTCTGGAGCCGTGTCGAATCAGGTGTTTGGCCTGACGATGGATTATCTGACCTAATCCTACAGGCCGCTGAAGCTACAGCGGCGGAAAAGGAAGCGACTGAAGCCGCTAAGATCGCCAAAGCTGAGCTACAAAAGGCCATGGAGGCCGCTGGCGTTAAGTCCTCTGACGCTGATGGCATCAAAGTTTGCATGGTCAATCGCAAGATTGTTGATCGCAAATTGTTGTCTGGTGATGATAAGTTTGAGCCAGTAAAAAAAGAGCTGGATGAAGCCAAGGCAAAAATGAAAGAAATCGAAGACAAATACAAACTGGCTTCGACAACCTCCATGCGTCTGACACTGCCAAAATCATGATTGATAATAATATCATATGGGATGATCCTGAAGGTGAAACGCTGACAACTGAACAGCGACAGCAGATCAATCTTGTTGTGGCTAAATGCATCGGCTACCCAAATGCCTACAAGTTTGATTCGGTCGTTGTGGGCGGCGTTTTTGGGCCAGTTGTTGATGTGTTTGACGATGTTCAGCGACAGCAGATGTGTGAATGGTTGTGGGGTGAAAATGCCCCTCAGCCAATCCCATCGGCGGCACAGATGGCAGCCTTTTTCAATGATTATATACAAAACCAAATCAAAAAAAATAAAGGAGAGGTTTAATGAATATTTTTACAGTTACAGGTAATATCGGAAAAGATGCTGAAGTCCGACAAATCCAAAGTGGAGGGAGTGTTTGTTCGTTCCCTCTGGCATTTACATCCGGCTTCGGCGAAAAACAGAAAACCACTTGGGCGCGGTGTTCAATTTTTGGGAAACGTGCTGAAGGCAAGCTGCCTCAGTACCTGACAAAGGGGAACAAAATCACTGTCAGCGGTGAAATTTCGCTGGATAATTGGACCACAAATGAGGGCGAAAACAGGACTGATTTGAGTCTGTTTGTGAAAGAATTGGAGCTGTCCGGGAAGCCTGATAACGGCAATAACCAACAGCCACAACAGCAACAGAGCCAAGGCTATCAACAGCAACAACAGCAGCCACAACAGCAGAGCCAAGACTATCAACAGCAGCCACAGCAGCAGCAATTTGCCGCGCCCGCTGGCGACTTCACAGACGATATACCATTCTGAGAAGGTAGAACAAAAAAAAGGGAGGGGCTTCGGCCTCCCCTTCTTTAACACTAAAAGGAGTATAAAAAATGAAATACAATCTGATAACATCGTTTATTTTAGCAGTGCTTTTTGCGGGCATGATGCAGCATGATCCTGCCGTCCGCATAGTGTGCTTTATTCTGTTTGGTCTTGTTGGCCGTGAGTTTTATCTTGTCAACAAGAGCGGCAACAGCGTAACTTCTCACGCATAAAATGCCTAAATGGGTTTTGATTCCCAAATATGCCGAAATGTCTGGATACAGCGTTAAAGCGTTATATCACAAAAAAGATAGTGGCGTATGGCTTGAAAATGTCCATTGGCGTAAGGCCCCCGATGGAAGGATTTTTATAAACATTTCAAGGGTTGATGAATGGGTAGAGAGAGGCAGCACAACACTGAGGCGCGTGGCGTAAGGTCACGCGATGGCCTGTTATATATAGATTTTCAGTTTAAAGGGAAGAGATGCCGGGAATGTCTCGGCATCGATGTAACTAAAGCAAACATCAAATATGCTTCGCGGCTCAGGTCTGCGATTCTGCATGAAATATCTGTTGGGACTTTCAGTTATCGCGCTCATTTCCCGGATAGTAAAAATGCTGTCATTTTCGCTGTAAGCGGAAAATGCGACATCTTCACAGGCGATGCGCTCAAGGATTATCTGAAGGTTAGAAAGCGCACGCTGGCAAAGTCAGCATATGATGGCTATGAGTCCGCAATAAGAATCCATCTTGTCCCAACTTTCGGGAACATCAAATTGCGTTCGCTTTCAACATCGCTGATTCGGACATGGATTGCTGATGATCTATCTCACTTAATGAATAAGACAATCAATAACATTCTGACACCATTGCGCGGCATGCTTGATGATGCTTTTTCAGACGGACTCATTGACAGCAATCCTATGAATCGGATTCACAATATGAAACCAAAGACACGGGAACCTGAGCCATTCAGCCCGGAAGAGTCACAGAGGATCATTGATAAGCTGTCAGGACAGGATCGCAATATCATTCAGTTTGGATTCTGGAGCGGCTTACGCATCAGCGAACTTATCGCGCTTGAGTGGAGTGATGTTGATTTAGTGAATGAAGTTGCATCAATCCGACGGGCAAGCGTCCGTGGCGACGAAAAAGGGACAAAGACCGAAGCGGGTTCGCGTGAACTCAAGATATTACCTCCGGCCATGGAAGCATTGCAAAGCCAGCGTCAATATTCACAGCTTGCGGGCGGTAGAGTGTTTCTGAATCCACGCGAAAACGCGCCATGGATCAATGATGTCCAATTGCGTTCCAGGGTTTGGAAATGTGCGCTGAAGCTGTCTGGTGTGCGTTATCGTAATATGTACCAGATGCGGCATTCATACGCCTCATTCTTACTGTCAGCCGGCGAAAACCCAGCATGGGTCGCTAATCAAATGGGGCATACTAATATGAGCATGACGCTTAAAGTTTATGCACGATGGATACCCAGCGTCGATCCCAATGCTGGCAAGGTTGCAGCGGCTATGGCTGAAAAGTTATCAACAAAGGTTGTGGATAAGTCGCATAAATAAAACGTGTCTTGATGTCAGTTGTTCTATTTCAGATAGTGAAACAGACTGTCTCCCAAAAAAAAGGGAGCGCATATGAAAGAGGAATTGGCTTACTTCGCAGGGCTTTTTGACGCTGAAGGCTGTATCTCATCATCAAAAAGGAGAGGTAATAAAGCTGCTGTATCTGTCAGCTTCTCAAACTGCGATTCACGCTTGGCAGGCTTCGCCGCTGGCATGCTTCACGGTGATTTATCGTTTTCGGACAGACCGAATCAAATGAGGGAATACACTGTGAAGGTGTGTTCCGAAAATGCGCTTAGTGCTCTTAAAATAATCAAGCCATATCTATTGATTAAGCGTCAACAAGCTGAAATAGCTATAAACTTTCCCGTCATCCCATTGCGCAGGATCAAGAATCATGATTTGATTTCACTTTATGAAATTGACTTTATGAAAAATGCTCTGTTTCAGCTAAACAAACACCCGATGCACTTCTATTCACAAAGTGAAATCAAAAGGATGCTCGAAATCCAATCAGGTGAAATTCCAGAACGATGGAAAGAAAGGCCGGAGATTGCAGCATCATATATCGCAGGCCTTGTTGATGGCGATGGAACTTTTGTCATACCTTCAAAGCTCACATCATTTTCGCCGTCAATCTCAATCAGCAGCCGGCATTTGCCAGCTATACTTGAAATAAACAGGTATCTTATATCTATCGGTATAATGTCAAAGATTCAGTCTTGCTACGATAAGCGGGGATACAATACGACTTACGCTGTACGCGTATTCAGTAGCAATGCTGTAGAGCTTGCTCATTTGATTGCATCGCGTCTTATCGCCAAAAAGGATCAGGCGTTACTTATGGCCAGCCTTGCGCCCTTGTTGCGAAGCAGAAACGGCACGCGCGTTCCAGATACAATGCGTAATGATCGTTATAAGGCAGCAACGAGAATGAAAAAGCTCAACAGCAGATTCAGAACAGTAAAATAGCTGTTTTGAATTAATTTTGTCGCCATTTTGTCGCCGCAAGCTATGGTGAAAAAGAAAAAGCCCTGCGATAACAGGGCTTTATATTGGTGGCGCTTCAGGGACTCGAACCCAGCAACAGCAATTTCAAGGGATTTACTGGAGGGGATTCAATGGGACTCGAAGGGCATGGGGTATAAGGATTTCAGACATTCCATGTTTTTCCCGTTTCCCCTGAGTTCCCGTAAAAGCCCCTCTGATTTGTCGCCATTTTGTCGCCGGGGTCAAA